TACTTATGCAACATTTTAAAAATGGATTTTTCAACCAAAGCACCAGTATGCACACCCCGTTCTGGACAATATACATTCTTTCTTTTTAAAAACTCAAAATCCTCGTAAGGTAAAAAGTCAGTTAATGTACTGTCCTTATCTGGCATCGTATATGTTTGGCCATACAGGGCCAAATAACTAGAAATATCACGGATCGTGAGAGCACAAGTTCCATCACAAGATCCTATGTTATCATACCCATACGTCATCAATCGTACATGGTCGCGGAAAATTCGATCACCGTGTTTCGCGTAAAACGCACACCGCATGTTCAAACTCCCTGCTATTCCATTAATGATGACTGTAAGTGAATTACCAGATATGTGTCCGCCTTCCACAAGTGAAATGAGATCTCCGTCAAAGTCAATGTATGCAAATACTATATCACTTGCCATAGCATGCATCACTAAGATGTCTTCACTTGTATACTGCATCTGTTTTGCACACTCAATTAAGCACCACAAAGCGGACAAGATCATTTGTGAAGGTAATCGCTGATCGTACTTGCTATAATCTCCACCTATGATCCTACTCTTTCCAAAATGTAATACATGATCTTGAAATTCTTCCCACTCTGGTCCATGCGAGTTTATACCAACAGCGCACTCACTCAGTAGAGGGTGCAGTTGCAAAATACGCAATATTGGTAAAAAGTACTTTCGAATTAAAAATGTCAACACAACAGGGTTACCATAAAAAATCCGACATTTTCCCTCTTTTCCCAATATTTCATCCTTTTTACAAGCCTTAGCTATTGTATTGGCCCTAAAACCTTGGCGGTACAGGGTTTCAACTCGCTCAATCTCAGCATCAATTTCTGGAATAAATCGCCTGTTATTGGGGTGCTCCATTGTAGGTTCCAATTCAACCACGAACGATCTTTTTGTTCCTTTGAGTGGTATGCCTGCCGATGTGTTCAATTTTATGGGATCTAAAAATTTCTTTCCCGGGACACCGCAAATATTATCTGCGTACGTCAATGGACTAGTGTCTCGCCACATGGCGCCTGCACACAATTGCGCGATGGGACGTACATAATCGAGACATGCATACTGGACATGGGCACTAGGAAGTGCGATACCCGGACGAGCTAGATTGGCTAAACATGTTTGCCAACCAAACCATTCGGGTCGCATCTTAGGAGGATGATACGTGTCTTCAACTCCCGTTACTCTAGTCAAGATCTCACTCATTGGTGTGGTGACAACATGTGTTGTGGATTTGCTAGTCACTCCTGAAGATCCACAATATCGAAATTGGCCATCGGGTAAGAATCTAATAGCACTCTTCAACATTGGGTCACGGTCGTAGGATAATGTTGTTCCAAGACACTGACGCTCAAATGTGCTCTCACTGCCAGCTACCAAAACACTGGGTAGTGCTTCAAGTGTTGCTCTCGCTGTGACAATTGATTCTTGTGTAATAGAACTTGCACATCCTCGGGGTGTATCGGCTTTACCCCCAACATGTATACCGAGAATTGAAAAACCACCATGTGGCGTCAACAATGGAGCTCCACATAATCCACTGAAGGTATTCATGGACAGTCTGTCATAAAACCAACCTTGGAAATGTGGTCCGCCATTATTTACGCGCGCCATATGAGCCAATCCCTGGGCATCCAGGAAATTTCCATCCTTTTTCCGCCATCGCATGAACGTTTGCACCGAATTGAGATCGTTCAATGGGAACCATTTCATCAAATTCCTAAAAGAACCACCAGACGATACATAACACAATGATGTGTCGCCACCACATGATACCGATAATGACTTGGAAATGAGACACTGAAAAGAATCTCCAATCCTTGCCTGATC